CCCTGTTCTGTAGAATCAACATCATTACCAAAAAGATCAGACTGGCTAAAAGATTGTGTTATTGTACCACCGTTGCCTACCATAAACCCAACAGCAGGACTAAATGCACAACCGCCTGGACAAGTTGTAATAGACCAATTTGCCGAAGAACCACCGCCTAAGTGATTTGTAAAGGTGGGGTTTTTTACAATGTTAGGAACCTCAGTTTGTGTTACTGTGGTAGTAGTTGTCGTTGTAATTGTTGGTGTAGTGGTGGTTGTTGTAGTTGATCCATCATCATTCGTAACTGTTGATGAAGTAGCGCTTCCAGTAGCAGAAGTGGCTGAAGAACCAGAAGTGATCGTATTTGAGTTTACACCACCAGCTTTAGAATAAGAGGAATGGAGGAATACCAAAGAACATACCAATAACCCCGACAACAACAGTGCCGGCGATATACACACCCGAACTTGGGGCTTCTGTAATCCGTTCTTCATCTGAATAATCATCAGGTTGAGTGTAGTATGGATCATCGACAGCTTCTTCATCCTCTACTCCTGATTCTTCTGTTTTTTTTTGAACACTATACTATCTGACGGTGCTTCATCAGGAAACTTCTCCCAATTATTTTTTGCAGTATCGCCAATAGAACCATTATAGGGGCATGGTGTTCCTGCCATCCACATAGCATCAAAGACTCTTGCGTCCTGACACAACATACTTACAGCGGCAACCTTCATGCCCATACCGTAAAGTCCACGTGAGAGTTTAAGCCTCTCACAGTTCTCATCAGTCACAGTTATACCTGAAGAAAATCCAAGTATTTGAGTTTGGATTGCTGCACTTGCAGCACTCTTACAAACGTCACTATTGTTAATGACTAATGATGGTGCTGATGCTGTTGGTGGTGCTTTGTCGGTCACAACGGTAGAGTTGGTATTCGTATCTGCCGCAAATACTATAGATGGCAATAACATCACCAAAGCGAAAACTATTGCTTTGATCTTCATATCATACCTTCTTTCTATGTTTATTTATACGATGAAATACTATTTTAAGTGTATCTTAATAAAATACTCTGAATCATCCTTTTAATATTTTCGATAGGTGGGAGCGACTTATTTTACAACCGATAAATGCATTATAGTATTCATCTGGTTTTAATAGACAATCTGTATCAAACTGTAGTTTTGCTTCATAGTAATTTAGTTCACCCTTTGACTTACATAGTCTAACTATTTCTCTATCAAACAATTCTAATCCGTGTTCTTCTACTAACAACTTTACTTCTTCACTTGAGCCGCAATAAGTTTTCCAATCAGTCTCCACTATCTTAGTGCGTTTTCTTTTTGCACCCTTCAGTGGAGGTAATTTTCTTTTTGACATTAAACCTTTTTTGCCAATATAGTCTTTACCATTTCTTTTGTCAGTTACTATATATACAAAGCCAAGATAGTCCTTAATCATCTCACTTGTAAATGGTTCACCCCTATAGTGCCAAGTCACTTAAGCTAGCTCTTCAATTGTATAGTCTTCCATAACAGGATTTATAATAGATTTTATCATATCATTTATATCATCAGTTGTATCTATATAAAAAACTTTACCTATGCGTACAGCTGTTACGGTATCAAAGTTAATTCGGTTTAAAGTATTTGTAACAGCAGTACCAGCATTGTCTTTAATACCACTACGTAACATAGTTGTTATTTTATATTTCATTAAAAATGTCTCCACGTGTTTAATATAATTGCTACGCACGTACATATATGTAGGGTTATCCAAACAGTCCTTAGTATTGCTACTTTGTCGGCTTTATGTTTATCGTCAAATGCTTTAGTACCAATGGCCTTACACCAATATTTCCACATCAATAGTCCTCTTGTTCGTATCCAATAAGTTCTACTTCATCTTCCATATCATCTGAAAATTCCTCTCCACAAAATGTACAATATTTCACAATATAATAATGCTCACTCATATTATGAGCCATTTTCCATTCTGCTTCACATTTCTCACATACAATTAATTTCATTGTATTTCACAAAATCCTGCAGCACAAGCTAATTCTTGAGCACCGATTGTCATATCAGTTTTTTCATAATCTGATAGTTTTGACCAATCAACTTCTTTAGGCATTTTGTCTAAAAGTATGGTGTAGTCCTTTTCATCTATATCTTGGTACGGCGCCTGTTTATATGAGTGTTCTGAAAATGGAAGGAAACTTACGCCAGACATAAAATCAAAATGCTTATACACCCAAGCTCCAACTTCAAGCCACTCTTCTTCTTTTACAGAAATAGTAACAGATGGTTTATGCTCGCACCAGTGTTTCTGATATATCAACCAAAGTTCTAATTGTTCAATTGCTGTCATATCTGTACGAAAGATTGCTGACTTATCTACTTTCTGTGGAAACGAAAATACAGCAGTATTACTAGGATTCGTAACATCATCTTCAATTGGGAATCCAGCATCAACCATCATACGTGTCAAGGGGTCTTTCTTATCGCCACGTACAGTTCTTACGTAGTATGGATTATGCCTTGCATGGATACCAGATGCAGCATTAACCAACTGAGAGACTGTCCCTGATGGTTTAACACACGTTACAGCAACACTTTGGTTAATTCCTATCTTATGTGCAAACTCTTTATTAACCTTGACTGCTTCTGCTTTCAATTCTTCTAGAAGATTATCGAGGTCTGGTTTCTTACCATTAGTAAACTGGCAGTCCATAATACCAGTAAGAGAGACTCCCAAAAGTCTCTCTTCTTCACAATTCTTTCTCCATGAGGATGATACGTACTTGAAGTTTACAAGTGTTGCTTGGAATGTACCCAGAATCGTTGCAAGACGCACCTTCTCCAAAAGAGACTCCTTCGTATCAGAAGTACGAACTACAACCTCAGATAAATTGCAGAATTCACGATTGCGTAGAATAATTTCAGAACAAGGATTTGTGCCGAAATCATAATCTTCTGTATTCCTACGTTCATTCTTTGCAGCCATCTTAACTGCACTCTCACGATTGAAGATACCACGTTCACCAGACTTAGACTCATAGAGAGACTTCCACTCATCCATGAATACACCTATATCTGGTTTTTCTGTATAACATGCACTGTTATTTGCCAATGCACGTTGTGGTTCTGTAGTCCACCACTGTCCCGACTTTGCCGCTCTCATACGGTCATCAGAGAGGTTTGAGAGACTTATGAGCGCACTTCTTCGTACACCCCCTACAACTACTACCTCTGCAATCTTACAAACAATATCATGACATTCGATAGAGGATAACTTACGACCTTTTGCATTTCGGAAAACATTTACTGCAAAATTGAATAGATTCTCTAGAGGTTCTGGGCCAGATGCACGACCACCGAAAGTTTTGAGGGGAGCTCCAGCAGGACGAATCTTAGACAAATCCCAACGTGGAATCTGACCGATATACAACATACCTACCAATTCTTTAAGTGCCTTCGCCCAACCAAGCTTAGAATCAGAAACGATGATAGTAGTGTCAGAATCAAAAAATTCTTCTGCAACGTCTGGAAGTTTTACCACGTATTGACGTTCCACACTGAAACCAACACCAGTGCCATTCATCAACACATACAGAACTTCGTCAAATGCTTGAGGACGATCTATCGCAACATAAGAACAGTTATACCCTGCAATGTTCTCACGTTTCAATGCTTCACCAGCAGTCATAAGACAACGCATAGATGGCATCACTCGTTGAGACAGAACAGCGTCTTCTAATTCTTTTCTAAGTTTTTCTGTAAGTTTGTATTCATGTAATTCATTCAAATGTTCTTTGAAGAAATCAAAATACCTTCCTACAGTTTCGTCCCACGTTTCTCTACGTTCCTTTTCCGGCAACCACCTTGAGTATCTTGATAAGTGAATAAATTCTTGGTAGGACGTTGGTAGGTAATTGCTAGGCATCGATTTTTCTCCATTCTGCAAACCTTAACTTGGCCGAAGCGCCAGAGAAGGTATTATCTGTTATAATTTCTTGTACTTCTTCTTTTGACATTCCTGACAAAATCATGTCATTAATATCTTTTTCTATAACCTGTTCTGGCCATAGAACTATACTGCAACCTTTGTCTATCGTCTTTTCTATCTGTTTGTTTATTTCCTTGTTTCTTGGTTCATTATCAAAAATAACTGTGAAGTCTCCTTTAAGTCTATCAAAATCAGAACCACCAACTGCAAGACAGTTATCAACAAATAAACTATCAATGGGCCCTTCTACTACATAAAAGTGTTTGGATATATCTACCTTATCTAACCCGAAAATTTTATCCCTATCTTGTAATTTGATGGTGATATACTTAGGTTGTTCATCTCCAAACGCCCTACCTTGATATGCAAATATTTCTCCTTGTTCGTCACGAAATGGTATTAACAACCTTGGATGATCTCCATCCAAAGAAGGGAATTTGTTTGGTATTAAACTATTGGTAAATTTGTAAAATGACTCGCAGAAGAAGATGTCCCTAAGCGACTCATTGGGTAACTTTCTTTTATTAACGATTTTGCGAGCAGGGTGATCTGATTCAAGTTCAGAGATAGATTGTAATCCTTTAAGGACACTTTTCTTCTTGAATACAGGTGCATTGAATTTGAACTCCGGCTCAGGGTTGTTACTCTTAACCCCTTGTTTGTATCGTTCCATTATATAGTCTTTGTAAGTTTTAGAGTCTACATAGTTAATAAGATTACCAAGAGTTACACCTACACTGCAATTATGGCATTTAAAGAATAAATCATTTTTCTTACGAAATACGAATCCTCTTGCTTTTGTCTTGTTTTTCTTGGAATCACCACAGTACGGACAACGAAAATTCCAAAGAGCATCGCCCTTCTTCTTAAACATCTGTAATTGTGGTGATATTAGGCTAAGGTATTTTATGTCAATATATGAACTCATAGAACAGATAATACATCATTTGAGCAAGTTTGTCAACCCCCAAATGCAATAAATTTTTGTGCAACAAATCCTACGATAATAGAACCACCTATAAGAACATGACGCCATTTCTCTAATACGCCTACTCTTGCCTGTAGTTCATCTTTGATTTTCTGTATTTCTTTATTTTGTTCTGTGTGTTGAGCAGCTGCAGCACCCATAATATCTTTAGTATTTGTGGTAATTCGTGAATGAAGATCGTCTATTTTTCTCTCTAAATCATTCCTACGTTTTTCTATCTGGTCTTCTGTAGCAATTAATGCTTCTTCTTGTCTTGCAATCTTTTCTTCATGGACTGCAAGCATCCTATGGATGGAGTTAGAAACATCGGTCAATTTTTCTATTGCTATATCTAGCCGGTCATGAATTTTTGCTTGATCATGAAGTTCTTTTTCTAGAAGTTTGACTTTTGTTTCTAACTCTACCATTATACTAGTCTTTCTTTAGAATAGACCAAGCACCCCAAGCGAGAGCGCCCCAAAGAATTACTTTGGTTAGTGGTATCGCAAAGAACAATAC